CCGGAAGTACCGCTGGCTCTCCAGCCGCAATGCCCCCAACGGAACACGCAGCTATTCATGGACGCACGTCACCGGCAACACCGCCAGTAAACGCGCCTATATCACGGAAGGGCCGCTGAAAGGCGACGTGGCCAGCTATCTGGACAACGACACCCTGTTCATCTGCATCGGTGGTGTCTTTGCCCTCCACGGGCTGAAAGATACGCTGATAAGCCTTGGCGTGACCGAGGTGGTGGAGGCAATGGACATGGATCAGATGAGCAATCCGCAGGTGCGGCGCGCCATACAGGCCATCCGTCAGGAGGTGCAGAGCATCCGTGGCATACGCTACTCCAAATACGTCTGGAATCCGGCGTATAAGGGGATCGACGACTACTATCTCAGCCGCATCGCGGCACAATGAGGAGGACATGCTATATGACAGAACTTAAATTTGAAGACATGACGGCCGCCGCATCCGGCGATCGTCAGAATATGCTGGGAAAGCTGCTGTATTTCTCTCTACCCAGTGTTTTAGTGGATAAGGATGATCTGCGCCAGCTCTGTGCGGATATGAACATCCCCTACGCAGGCGGCAACCGCCTGTCGGCGTCCGATGCTTTCCGCAGCGCCACCGGCGATGTGCGGGACAGGATCATCAGCGAGGAATACGGTGAGCGCCGTATTTATCAGATCTATTGCCGGGATAACCGGCGTATCTCCGACAGCGTTATTTCCCGTGAGCTGGTAAAGGAGACCATGCACCAGGAAACCAACCAATATGAGAAGCTGGCCAACATCAGCTACGATAAGGACAGCCAGATTTTCAGCTATGATAATCTGGCCTATGACAGTCAGATAGACGCCATGGCCTATTGCCGTAGGGCGGAGGAGCTGTTTGAGCTGTACCAGCGCTGCGCCAACCGAAGACAGGTGGAGACCATTTGCGTGAATTTTCTCCGTATACTGGAATCTACCAAGCTCAGTGTCAACGGCCATCTCTACTTTGTGCCGCGGCACAACATGGAGAAGGTGGATATTTTCGAGGATTTTGTCGCCGAACTCAGCCGGCTTAGCCGCAACCAGACGCACCTGATGGCGAACTCCATCTACATCATCGACGACGCCAAGCAGCGCCAGAAAATGACGGAGGAATTCTATTCCGCCGTAAAGAAGGAGATCGCGGAGTATCAGGAGCGCGCTGACTATTTCATCAAGAGCGGCTGCCAAAGCCCCAGCGTCATGGATCGTTGGGTGCTGAAGATCCAGAGTTTGGAGGGAAAGAAGCAGCACTATGAAGACGTGCTGCGCCGTGAGCTGGATGGGCTGGACGATGATTTCGCCACCCTGAAGCTCTTATCACAGGAGCTGTCCTTCCGTGCCCAGGCAATTCGGACGAAGAAGACAGCGTGAAATAGTCGGTCATGCTATGCATTTTTAACGCTAAGCTCAAACTGAAAAACTATTCCGGCTAATCCATATAATTAATGCAACTGAGAAGACTTGCCTTTATAACTGGGGGCAAGTCTTCTCAGTCATGCATTTAAGCATATAGGTTTTTGTATTCCTCCATGGCAAAATGGTCGGTCATGCCAGCAATATGGTCGCAGATTTTTCGCATCAAAGCAATTTTGTTATTAATGGTGAAATGCTTGTCGCTGGAAAGAAAGTTTTCAAACTTTGTACGTACCGCACCGATGCCCCGTGTAGTTGCTGAGGCCAAATCTTCATATTCCCCCACCTCAATCATGTACTGAACGATTGTGCTATCAGGCAATTGCTGCGGATGGGCATAGTACGCTTGAAATAGTTTTTTTATGATGTACTGACCTTTTGCGTTCATTCGTTCAACTTCTTGTGAGTGGTGAATCTTTTCGCTGATAACACTTGGGTAATCTCGCTGGAATAGATCGATTCGCTTATCGGGTTCATCGTACTTTTTGAATCCAATCGCAGATGCGATTTCTTCTTGATCCCAGTTGTTATTGGAAAAGAACACTAGGCGCTGCTTCTCGTCTTTTACCTTGTCATCCCAGAGCAGCTTTAGATTATGAAGCGAACATTCGATTAAACGGTTTACTAAAGTGTTCACTACGACACGAGAAAGATCTGCAATATATTTTTTGCTAATCTGCTTCCTTTTTTTGAGGTTATCAAGTGTCGCCTTATCACTGGCATCCATGATTGTACCGAGATTACGCCGAATAGTGTCGCACACCTCTGCGCTTGTCATTGCTTGGCCACGTAAAGCATCCTCGAGGTCATGATGCCATTGAGCGATTTCGTCCGCTTGCCCAACAACAAACGCCTCAAAGGACCACGCCTCTTTGTTATCTCCTATTGGCAGTGCTAAGTGTTTCCCAAGTTGATTTCGATAAGTGGGGTCCACATAGGCCGTTTTTACTGTGCCTCTTTTATAAATCGGAGATGAGTGGTGTAGAATTCCCCACAATGTGAAGTTTGTCAAATTCAATCCGTATTTGCCATAGCTTGATTCAAGGGAAGCGGCTACACGAACGCTTTGGACGTTGTGCTTGAAACCAAAAAGGCTCTGGTTCACGGCTTTGTCCGCGGCCAAACTGTGGTCATTCATCGGGGAATTGGCAATATGAATCGGACTGTCTGGAACCATTATTTCGTGTAGAACTTGCTCACCTGCGTGTCCAAAAGGTGTATGCCCCAAATCGTGACCAAGCGCTATCGCTTCAGTCAAGTCACAGTCTAACGCCAGTGCTCGCGATATTGTGCGTGCAATTTGAGAAACTTCCAGAGTGTGAGTCAATCGATTTCTCTGGTGATCGTCTTTTCCGGTTAGATAGATTTGTGTCTTTCCGGACAACCTCCTGAATGCACTGCAATAGAGAACCCTGTCTCGGTCACGCATGAAATCCGTTCGATATATTTGGTTCTTGGGTTCGTTTTCACCAAAGCGAACCGCATATTCAAGAGGTGCAGCAAAATTGAATTCCGGATATTCATAGTTTAGCATATTTTTATCTCCCTTGATTAGTCTCATGTTTTGTCGACGCACTTATAATCAATATGTCATCATCCTCCTTTATGTGACATAACTATTACAAATTTCTAGTGATCTAATGAGACAAAAGGCAACCAGAAAAAATATCTACACACTTATTTTTGTGCTTAACCCGTTACCGCTGCCGCAATCCTCCAAATCCATTTTTCTCAATCCTAAAACAACTATTCGATCTATGGAGGATATTATGAGCAACTTATCAACCAATTACGTTATGACCCTTTTGCAGAACTACCGCGCCACCAAGCGCAAGATTGAGCAGCTCCGCTACGAGCTGGAGCACCCTGCCAGAGTGACGCCGGATGAAATGATCGAGGCCATGAACTTCGCCAAGGGTGATGGCGAGGGCCGGCCCTCCGGCAGTGTGTCCAACAAGACGCTTTACATCGCCATGAACTTCCAGAGTGCATCGGATGAGGCAAATGCCGCGCTGACGCATGATCTGATCAGCCGCCTTGTGCCGCTGGAGCGGGAGATCAACCGTCTGGAGCACTATGTGGCACTTCTGGAACCGCGGCAGGCCGAGGTCATTCGACTCGCCTACTTCGAGGGCCACACATGGCAGCAGATCAGCGCTAAAACCCAAATCACAACGCGAACCCTGTATAAAATCCGCAATCAGGCGGTCGAGGAGCTGGCGGAAATGTATGCGCTGACTGCCGATCTGCAGCGGTAAATCCTTGGCGTTCCTATCTTCTTCAGGAAGGCTTCACCTATTGTTCACCAAGTCTTACCTTGAAAGGGCATCTTGAAGCTGGTATTCTTTAGAATACAGAATCATAGACAACGCTTCCCGGCATTGCGCCGGGAGGCGTTGCTCTTTTATCAGTATTTTCATAAAACACCGAGATCTGGCAATACTACCGACAACGCCATTAGAAAAGAGGAAACTTCATGGAAGCAAACCGTCCGAGCACCAGCCATACCGCCCATACAACGCCGCGGGATATCGCCCGCGTAAGCATCGACACCTCCGCCTCCTGTGCCGAACGCATCAAGCAGTATGTGGAGCAGGTAGGCGACCCGTACTGCTATACGGACAGCGGCATTGTGGTAAAGCTTGCCTACTCCAACACAGATGTAAGCCTGCAAGACCGCCTGCGGGCCTATGCGTGCAGCCTCTCCTGATCCTCCAACGTTTCCCAGTTGACAAAAGCAAAGCGGGAAAGCATAATAGACCCGTCAGTGAAAATAATGTTGCCGCTCGGCAATGACAGCCAGAAACCGCTTTCCTGAATTTTTAGGAGGTACGTTTTATGGCTGCATTTTTTTGCCCACAAACAGAAGAACTCTCCGGACAGCATTGGTATGGCATTTCCTATCTCCGCCTGTCAAAGCTGGGCAAGCGCTATGAGAGTGAGAGTATCGACAACCAGCGGAAGCTGATCCACGAGTTTGTGCAACGACACCCGGAGATCACGTTGGTGGGGGAGCGGGTAGACGACGGTTATACTGGCACCAACTATGACCGCCCCGGCTTTCAGGGCGTTATGGATGCCATCCGTGAAAAGAAGGCGAACTGCGTCATTGTAAAAGACCTGTCCCGCCTTGGCCGTGAATATATCGAGACCGGCAAGTATCTGGAAACCGTTTTCCCGGATATGGGCATCCGGTTTATCTCCGTCAATGATGATCTGGACAGTGAACACACGCCGCTGTGCGATGATATTCCCATCCCTATCAAGAACATCATGAACGAGGCGTACTGCCGCAGCCTTTCCCAGAAGCTGCGGGCGCAGTTCCGTGTCCAGCGCAAGGCGGGAGAATTTCTCGGTGCCTTTGCCTGTTATGGCTATCTGAAAGACCCGGCTGACAAGCACAAGCTCATCATTGACGAGTATGCCGCTATGGTGGTCCGTACCATCTTTCAACTGAAAATGGAGGGCTACAGCCAGCAGGCTATTGCCAACTATCTTTCCTCGGAGGGCGTTCTGCCGCCGGCGGCATATAAGCAGCAACAGGGGCTGAAATATCAGTCAGGCTTTCAGGCAGTCGGTGATAATAACGCATGGTCGCCCGTCGCGGTGCGGGCTATTCTGGAAAATCCCATCTATATCGGGACGCTGGTGCAAGGCAAGCGCGGAACACCCAACTATAAGATCAAACAGATGAAGCTGCGCAGCAAAGAAGATTGGTGCGTTGTGGAGAAAAACCATACGCCCATTATCAGCGAGGAACTGTTCACTTCGGTGCAACACCTGCTGTCACTGGATACCCGCACATCCCCTTCCGAGGAAGTGGTACAGCCCTTGGCCGGAATGCTGTACTGCGCCGATTGCGGCCGCGCCATGTGCAGGCGCAGTGTAAAGCGCGGCAATCGCATGTTTTACTATTATGTCTGCTCCACCCACAAGCGCTCTAAGCTGTGCAGCAGCCATTCCATTTCACAGACTGCTTTAGAGGAAGTGGTGCTGCGGGCCATCCAGAAGCAAATTGAGATGGTAGTCGATATTGACCAGCTGATCCACGAGATCGGTCAAAAGAGCATCCAAGCCGCCAAGCACCGGCAGCTCGACATGACCATTGAGGAAAAGGAGAAGCAGATCACCGAGCAGAAGGAATACCGTATGCGCTTGCTGGAGGCTTTCCACGATGACTTGATCTCACGCACGGAATATGACATGATGCGGCAGCGCTACACGCAGCGGATCGACGCATTGCAGGCATCCCTCGCCAACCTGCACGAACGGCGGCAAGCCTTGGAGGAAGGTGCGGCAGACACCCGGAACTGGGTCACCGAATATACCAAATTCAGAAAAATCGACAAGCTTACCCGTGAAATGGTGGCCGGATTGATCCGCAGGATCACGGTATCCGAGGGCAAGCAAATTACGATACAGTTTAACTACGCCGATGAGCTGGCGTCTTATCAGCAGATGATCGCAGCAGCGGCGAAGGAGGTGGGGTAAGTATGGCACGGAAAAGCAAATATCTGTCGGCCTCACCTGTGTCTGAGACGTCAGTCCACTATTTGGCCGGACAGTATGGTCGGTTATCTGTGGAGGACGGCGACGACACCGAGAGCAATTCCATCGGCAACCAGGCAAAAATCGCCGATGCTTTCCTTGCGGAATGCCCCGATATCCAAATTGTCGAGCGGTACGCTGACAACGGCTATACCGGCATGAACTACAACCGTCCGGCATTCCATCAGATGATGGCGGATGTGCGAAGCGGCAAGATCAACTGCATCATCATCAAGGACATTTCCCGCTTGGGCCGCCACTTCGTCGAGACCAGCGAGCTGGTGGAGCAGATATTTCCCGCCATGAACGTGCGCCTTATCAGCGTCAATGACAACTATGACAGTCTCGTGCAGGATGCAGGCGCCGCCGCATCCCTCACCATGCCGCTGAAAATGGTCATGAACGAGAACTACGCCAAGGATATCTCCCGCAAGATCCGCAGCAGCATCCACGCGCAGATGCGCAGCGGCACATACCTGCCTTCATCCAGCAGCGTCCCTTACGGTTATCTCCGAAACGCTGCTGCCGCGTCTTATGATATTGATGAGGAAGCCGCTCCGGTTGTCCGGCGTATCTTTACTCTGCGTTCCGAGGGTGTCAGCTTCAACGCCATCGCAAAACAGCTGAATCAGGAACATATCCCGTCCCCCGCTCAACTGCGTTATCTGCGAGGAATGAACGGCTCTGCGGCGTACCGTGACGCACTGTGGAGCAGGGCGACTGTCCGCAAGATCGTCGGCAGCGATGTCTATATCGGCAACCGCACCTATGGGAAGATATCCCGAAACCATTTGAATGAGAAAAAGAAGCGTCAGCCCACTGAGCAATGGACGGTCATTCCAAACGCACATCCACCGATCATCAGCAAGGAGCTGTTTGACGCGGTGCAGCAGGTCAATCAAGAGGTTCTTGCGTCCCGCGCCGTCTATCGCGCATGTGCTGATATTGGCGATGTGCAGGCCGATCTTTTCCGTGGTAAGCTGTTCTGTGCGGAGTGCGGCAGTCCCATGGGGGCTGGCAAGGGCTGCGCCCGGCACGGCGCACAATCCCCCAGCCGGCTATTCTATGACTGCAATCGCTACCGCTACTCCGCGCACACCGCCTGTGCCAGTCACTACATCCGCCATGAGTGGCTGCTTGCCGCTGTCACCGATGTCTTAGACCAACAGTTGACATTGGCCGTTGATGTAGAGCGGCTGATCCATGAGATCGACCACTCCGCCGAACTGGCACAGGCAAAGCAGGAAAAGCAAAATACCGCCACAAGCCTGCGGCTTCAGCGGCAGGGCCTTGATCGGAAGCTGGATATGCTGATTCACGACCTGTCCACCGGACTGATCGGCCGCGAGGAATTTCTCTACGCAAAAGAGAAATACCGGGCAGAGCTCAACCGCATTCTCGCGGCGGAAGTTGCGCAAAAGGAGCGGATCGAGCAGATGCAAAAAGGCTTATCCACCGCACAGGCGTGGGTACGCGCCATGCGAGAATATCAGCGGCTCCCGGCCATAACAAAGAAACTTCTTGATACGCTTGTCGAGCGCATCTCCATTCACGAGGATCGCAGCATCACGATCCAGCTCAACTATGCCGACCCCTTCGCCGCACTACGCCCCTATCACACACTGACAGAGGAGGCTACTTGCTGTGGATAAAACGACTTCCGATCTCATGATCTGCTACTACCGCCTTTCTTCGGAAGATGGCGACGTCGCACGTGAAAATGCCACGGAAAGCTTCAGTATCTCCGCACAGCGTCTCTGTGTACAGAGCTTCCTCGCATCCCGTCCTGATCTGGAGGGAACCGTTGAGGAGATCGTAGACGATGGCTACACCGGCACCAACATGAACCGTCCCGGTATGCAGCGACTGCTATCGCTGGTAAAGTCTGGGAGCGTCAAGACTGTCATTGTGCGTGACCTCTCCCGTTTTTCCAGAAACTTTCTGGAAGGCGGTCACTATCTGGAGTTTGTGTTTCCGGCGTATGGCGTTCGCTTTATCTCCATCAATGACCACTTTGACAGTGCCGACTATGGCGAATCCACCGGCGGCCTGGAGCTGGGCATCACCAACCTGCTGAACCAGCTGTACAGCCGCGACCTGTCCCGCAAGATCAAAAGCGTAACGGACCGCAAAAAGATGAATGGCGAATATGCCTTTGGCGCTGTGCCTTATGGCTATCAAAAGGGTGAGCAGAAGAACACCATCGTGGTCGATCCACCTGCCGCCGACGTCGTCAGACAGATATTTCAGTGGGCCGCGCAGGGCATCAGCATCACACAGATTGCACAGCGGCTGAATGCGTCCGGTACCGAAACGCCCTCCGCCTATCTGGCAAAAGTCCGAGGCCGCTACAAAGTGCGGAAGTTCTGGACATATGAATCCGTCCGGAATATTCTTCAGAACCGCATCTACACCGGCGATACGGAGGCGTTCAAATCTCATGTAGTCAAGGTCGGCAGCAACCGCACGAAGCTGCTCCCCGAAGCGGAGCGCCCTATCATCCCCCATACTCACGAGCCTATCGTGTCGCGGGAGCTATACTATCTCGCCCGCAGCACCGCACAGAAAACGGCACCGAAAACGCCGACAGGAAACGCGCCCAGCCTGCTGCAGCCCTATCTCGTCTGCGGCTGTTGCGGAAACCGTCTGGTGAAGGGCAAGGCCTCCAACAAGAACTGGCGCTGCGCGTCGGCACGCTATGTACCGGAAAGCGACTGTGCCGAGGTCTGTATCTCCGATGCTGACTTGCAAGCTATTCTGATCCGTGCGATCAATATGCAGTGCCGGCTGCGGGACGCCCGCCTTGAGACTTATCAGCGTCAATTTGAGAGTCACGCCTCCAAGCGCCACGCCATCAACACAAGGATGCAGAGAGTGCAGGCCGATATCCGCCGCAAGCAGGAGAAGCTTATGTCTCTCTATGAGGAGCATGTCGGCGGCCGACTGGCAAAAGAGTCCTTTACAGAAAAACGGGAAAGCCTTCTCCGCGCACAGAACGAAAAGAAGCGGCAGCTTGCCCAGTTGGAAAGTGATTGGGAACTGCTCTGCGCGGAGGAGGAGACCGCCAAAAGGGAAGAGCGACAAACCTCCGCCCTCTCTCCGTACCATGAAATAAGCGCTTTAGACCC